TCATATGGATTCAAAAACATTAATAAAAGCACTAAAAATAGCCGTACGTGATGTTATTAAAGAAGAATTAACTGAAATACTTCGCGAAGGATTACAATCTACTATCAATGAGATGAAATCTACATCTCAAGTACCCGTTAATCGGGCAACAGGCAAACCGGTGGTGCAACAACAGCTGAAAAACAAAGTACAATTTCAACGTACTGGATTTGCAGATATTTTAAATGAAACTCCTTCAATGAAAGAAGGTAGTCCGTCAGTTTCTAGTTTTTCTGAAATGATGAATGAAAATTATCGTGATTTAAGTTTTTCATCTGCAGACGCTCAAGGATTTGGAATGTTACGTTCGGGACAACAATCTGCCGCTCCACAAGTAATGAATGATCCAGAAACCGGTAAAACTTTTGAAGTAGACCCAATTGTTGCGAAAGCAATGAATAGAGATTATTCTGCATTAATGAAAGCAATTGACAAAAAGAAAGGTAGATAATGTCATACGTAATAATACCATCTAGTAATATAAATTCTACTTCTGATTCTGCTTATGGAATTGGTTTATTATTTAGTAAAAACGGGGTATTTAATGTTTTATATTCAAAAGATGAGCAAGGCCTTGAAAGTTTTAAAAATTTGTTATTAACATTTCCTGGTGAACGTACGGGCAAATGGATAAATTTTGGCTGCAATTTAAAGGCACTACTTTTTGAACAAGTAACTGATGATATTAAAATTGATATTAATGATACAATTATAGATGCTGCATCAGTTTGGGTGCCATTTATCAATATATTATCAATTGATATTGTAACTGCTATAGATGATCCGACATTAGATCATTCAATTAAAGTACTTATTACATTTAATGTTGAATCTAGTTTATTACAACAAACTATAGAAATTAATGCATCTGAAACTGGTGTGATTACAATTGGATAATTATTATGGAAACTAAAAAAGATATATCATACATTGGAAAAGATTTTAGTCAATTTAGAACAAATCTAATTGATTTTACTAAACAATACTTTCCGACAACTTATACTGATTTTAATGATGCATCCCCGGGCATGTTATTTATTGAATTAGCTTCATATGTCGGCGACGTTTTAAGTTTTTATGCAGACAGTAATTTACGAGAATCATTTTTAGATCAAGCTGTTGAACAAGCAAATATATATGATTTAGCTAAAACTTTAGGATATAAACCTAAAACTTCAGCGCCTGCATATGTAACATTAGATATATTTCAAGTTGTACCATCAATTGGTAGCGGTATTAATGTAATACCTGATTATAACTATGCACTTTCTATAAAATCCGGATTGCGCGTAAAACCTGCATCCGGCAATTCTTCAGTATTTCGTACATTAGATAATGTTAATTTTGGATATTCATCATCATATGATACAACAGAAGTTACAATTTATGAAGTAGACCCTGCAACAAAAACGCCAACATATTTTTTATTAAAAAAACAAGTACGTGCTGTTTCTGGAGAAATCAAAACACAAACGTTTGATTTTAGTTCTCCTGTACCATATGATAAAATTTTATTAAATGATACAAATATTATAGAAATTGTATCGGTAACTGAAACGGATGGTGATAGTTGGTATGAAGTTCCATATTTAGCACAAGATACTGTTTTTGAATCTGTACCTAATATTATAGAAAATGATCCAGATCTTTCACAGTATCGCTCTTCAGTGCCTAGTTTATTAAAATTACGTAAAACTGCAAAACGATTTGTTACAAAATTACGTAGTGATAATAGAATGGAATTACAATTTGGTGCTGGAATTTCTGATAATAATGATGAAGAGATAGTTCCAAACCCGTCTAATGTTGGAAATGGTCTAGCTAATATACGTAGAGCTATAGACATTGATATTGACCCGGCAAATTTTTTATATACTAGAACATATGGACAAGCTCCAGCAAATACAAGATTAACTGTAACGTATGTAGTATCAAATGGTATTTCTGAAAATGTTTCTTCGAACGTATTAACAAAAATTGATCGTATCGAATATGATGATAATATCAATTCTACAAATAGCGGCGCAATGGTTAATTTTGTTAAAACATCAGTTTCAGTTAATAATTCTACACCTGCAACTGGTGCAAAATCTGCAGAAAGTCCTATTGATATTAAAAATAATGCAATGGCTAATTTTGCCACTCAAAATCGATTAGTAACTAGAGAAGATTATATCATTCGTGCATATTCAATGCCAGCTGAATTTGGAAGTATTGGAAAAGCATATATCATTCCAGATGATCAACTTTCACAACAAGATTCTCAAAATCGTATTGCAAATCCATTAGCAATGAATATGTATATATTAGGATTTAATGAAACTAAACAATTGATTGAATGTAATCAGGCAGTTAAAGAAAATTTAAAAACATATTTAAGTCAATACAGAATATTAACAGATGCCGTAAATATTAAAGATGCATTTATTATCAATATTGGAATTGACTTTGAAATTACAGTATTGCCAAATTATAATTCAAATGAAATATTATTAAAATGTACAAATTCTATTAAAGATATGTTTAATATTGATAAATGGCAAATCAATCAACCTATAATTAAATCAGATGTAAACACAACATTAGCTAATATTAAAGGAGTACAAAATGTAGTAGGAGTTAAATTTTTAAATCTATATGATACTGATTTTGGATATTCCGGTAATACATATGATTTACAAACTGCAACACGTAATGGAGTAATTTATCCTTCATTGGATCCTAGTATTTTTGAAATTAGATTTACGAATCAAGATATTCGAGGTAGAGTAGTAAGTTATTAAGTTTTGAATATTTATACTAAAAGTATATTATGTTTAGAATATTTTACGCTGAATCTGATGCTACTGTATATGAAGGATTAGACACAACTAATACTGGATTAGATGAAATTTTAGAAGTTGGCAAACGTTATGGCACGGATGGTGAAACGTTACAAAAATCCAGGGCTTTAGTTAAATTTAATATGTCAGAAATTACTGATGTAGTATCTAAATATGCCATTAATGTAAATTCTTGTAAATTTATATTACAATTATATACTAGTACTGCAAAGAATTTACCTGCAGAATATACATTAGAAGCAAAAATGGTTGCACAGCCATGGATAAATGGTACGGGATATTTAGCATCAAATCCGATAATTTCAAATGGCGTTCAATGGGCAACCCCATATACATCTTGGAGTTTAGATTCGCAATCTGATTCTTTATGGATATCTAGTTCACAACAAATTGATCTAGGAACGTCGGGTATACGAGTTTCAGGTTCAGGTGCAGGTGGTAGTTGGTTGTATAGTACCGGAAGTACATCATTTTCTAGCTCATATGCATATTCATATCAAACAACAGATTTATCATTAGACGTATCTGGTTTAATTTTAAAATGGATAAGTGGCAGTAACAGTCAATCGATTGCAAATAACGGATTTATTCTTAAATTTTCAGATGCAGATGAATTAAATGATGCAGTAACGGGGTATATTGACTTTTTTAGTAAAGAAACTCATACAATATATGTTCCTAAACTAACAATGTATTGGAATGATACAACGTATTCATCTTCATTATCAGCTGCTGATTTAGAATCATATACGGTATTTACTAAATTAAAACCGGAATATCGAGACACTGAAATTATTAAATTACGTGTTTATGCACGTGATAAATATCCACAAAAATCTCCTACAAATTTATTTCCAACACAAAACATTAAACGTTTACCAGCAAATACATTTTATACAATATTGGATGCTGCTACAGATGAAACCATAATTCCATACGATGATATTTATACTAAAGTAAGTTGTGATAATACTAGTAATTACATTTATATTGATATGAATGGTTTTATGCCAGAACGATATTATCGTTTACAATTCAAAATCAAAGATGGATTTACGGAACAGTATGTAGATGACGATGTATATTTTAAAGTAGTTAGATAATGTTAAGACCGATTCGATTAAACCCTAGATTACGCGACCCAATTCAATTACAACAGGTAGCAAAATATCAAGGTAACCTAACTGTAACATCAAATGATACTAATATTATTCTGAGAGATGAAGCTGGCAATATACAATTACAGGAAGGTTCAGACGCCGGACTTAACCCCTACTACTTAGAAGCTGGCGGAACATCAGTCGGCA